TTCTATTGTAAAACTATTTTGATCAGCAAATGCTATTGCACTTTGATTAGCAGTAAAACCTAATTGGTTAGAGCCTTTTTTATATAATCCAGTTCCGCTATCTCCAAAATGTAAAGATGGCGATGTATTTGAACCAGCAGCTGCACTTAAAACTCCTGTAAGAGTACCTCCTGTTTTTGATAACAAACCTAAATTATCTTGTGTAATATTACCAATTGTTGTAAAAGTTGGTACACCAGCATTAGTAACAGCTGTCGCTATTTTTAACTCATTTGTCGATGTATTTATATGAGGTTGATATTGTTTGACATTTGCAAGTCCTGTTGGATCACCAGTATCGCTATTTATTGTTCTTAAAGCATCAAAAATATTATTAATAGCACCTCTTACTACTGCACCTGTTCCGTTAGCAGCTTCAAAAACATTTGTTGTATCACCATTACCATCAACTGGTTTTCCTGTCGTGTTTGGTCTTGACATTTAATTATGCTCCTTTCCCATATCCTAACGCCTGAAATGCAAATTTCACATCTACTGGGTTACCTGAACTATCTTTGAAAATAATATTAAACTTTTCTCTGGTTTCTGCAGAAATATCAAATCGTATATTAGAACCTACAGTTAAAAGATTATAAGGAGTGATACTTATTGTTGGCATAAAAGCTGTGCCTGAACCATGCAAAGCAATTGTTCCTGTAAAAAATGGATTAGCATAATAAACATTTAATCCACTAGCAGAGGTGCCAGACTGTAATGGGCCATATCCTATAGTAGTTGTTGGATTACCACTGCCATCCAAAACTCTATGATTGTTTTCAGATCGTAATTGTAAAAATGCTTGAACACCTAATATTTTTACTGATAAATTATCATTTGAATTGAGTGACCTTAGATTAGAAACAAATTTAAAATATCTACCTAAAAAATAAGCATTAAAAAGCTTTTGTGGTGATGGTGGAAAAAGATCAAAACCATTATTTGAAAATTGTACAGTTAAATCTGCATTTACTCCACTTGAGCCACCTCCATCAAAATCTTCTCTTATATCTAAATTTGGTATGCTATCAAATTCATCAGATATGACAAAACCTTCTATATCCATATTTCTTTGCAACCTTACGTTTTCATAAATATTTCCTAAATCTAAAAATGATGCAAAATCATAACTGCCTGTCAATGAAGCCGCAGGGTTATTAAGTTGTAAAAAATTATCATCATTTTTAATAACATTAATTCTAGATCCTGAAAATGCTGGATTTTCAAGGATATTAGCAACACGCAATTCTGGATCTTTCTCAGGCATCGTAAGTTCAACTTTTGCTTCAGTTACAGAAAATTGATCTACTATGTCTTTAAATTTTAAACTGTAGGTTCCAGAAAAAGCTGGCAATACTATTTCAGTAGTTGCACCATCTATATTTTCTGTTATCTCTACTGAATTATTAAAAGTTGTGGATGAAAAATTATTAATACTATGCCTTATCACACAACTACCGCCATGAATAACATCAAGACTTGTACTTTTATTCCAACTTAATCTTACTTGTTCATTATTAAGTGGTTCAATTTGTAAATTTGTAGGATTTTCAGGAGGGTCAGTTAAACCTAGACATTCAACAGTTGTTTCTGTCGGTTGACTTGGCTCACCATTAGCATTTAAAGCTCGTATTGTTATTTTATAAATTCCAGCCTCTGATGGTAAAATTTCTATATCAGAATTTGTTGTGTATTCTGATTTTGGATTTTCGTCATCTTTTATATAAATAACATGATATGTAGCAGCGCCATCAACAGGTTCCCAATCAATAAATAATTTTGGTTGTGCTTGATTTCTGACAACAACAATTGATTCTTTTATACCATCAGTTGGAATTACAGGTGCGGGGAGAATACTTCTTAAAATATTAATTCTTTTTTCTGGTAATAGTTCACCATCTTCTACAACAGCATATTTATTTCTATCGTATTTAGTTGCAGTTATAACATATGTTTTTTGCGTTGTTTCTTTTATATTAACAACCCTGTAAGTTGCAACTTCAAACGTAGGTTTTTCTAAAACAAAAGGACTATTTAAAACAGGTGCGGAAGAAAAATTTGAAGCAACTTTAATAATACTTCCACCGTCTGCATAGTCATCTATAACTCTTGTTTCTACAGTGCCATCAGACAATAAACAACTTATGGTGGGATTTACACTTAGGTCAAAAAGAGTTGTAGAACCTGCATTATCAATTGTAACTTGTCCTTCCGTTGAAGCCTTTACAATGCCTCCTTGCTTTTTGTTAGTAAGACTAGAAGCTTTTACACGATCTGATATTCCTATTAAATTACCTAAAGTTAAAATTGCACCAGCAGCAATGTTTGTTTCAAACACAACAGTTTCAGTAGTATTTTGCTGTGTTCTTAAAAACCATTTCCCTGCCCTTTGTGCCTGACCTCTTGAAGTGGTTGCAAAACTATTTATTGTTTTTATTCTTGTACCATATTTATTTTGTGCAGCTTCATCTTTAACAGTTTCATAGTCAATAGCTTGTGTTTCAAGATCAAAATAAGAAACATTGATAACATTAAATCTTGTTTTGCTTGAAGTACCACTGTAAGTAAAATCACCATTTACTACATTTGCATTGTTAAAAATATAATCATGTGTAATACCAGTTGGATCTGTAAAAATTTTTGGTGCGTCTTGGGTTATTTTTATGGTTCCTTCTTCATAATATGGATTAACTCTCATAACAGAACAAAGGTCTTTTATAACATTTATGGCGTCACGCCTGTTTTGTATATTTACATTTAATGAAAACCTTGGTTCGGTACCACCCAACCCATCAGGCACTAATTCATTGCAGTATTTACTTACCTGATAAAAAGAATAAGGATCAAGTTGATTCTCTGGTAACCCTGCTCCATATTGCTCTGTAGATGTCCTATCAGCTTGTTCAATTAATAAATCATATAAAATCCATGCTGGGTCGCTTGTCCATTCTTTTGTTGTTTTAAAAGTTCCATTAAAAGTGTAAGCACTAGGATAAACTATTCTGCCATTCGCTTTATCTACATATGGATTCGGTTTATAGGTACAGGCTAAAGCTGAGTTTACATCTCCACCTGTATAATCTGAATCTTCATATGTAAAACTATTTCCATCTAAGGCAACGCTATTTATAACATATGTACCATTAGCACCTGTACCACTGCTAGTAGTAAATATTATTGAATTATTTAATGACAAACCATGATTACTTTTTTGAATAGTTACAGTTGTTCCCGATATTGTATATTGAGCGGCTACAGCACTTCCTTCCGCTGGTACTTTTATAAGTTTTCCTCTTATTCTAAAAAAACGTACTGGTGCTGAATCAAAAAGCTCAGAAGAAAATCTTAAAGATGTATATGCAATATGTGGATAATTATTTGACTCCATAATAATTTTACGCATATCATCAAGCACCATTTCATTAAATGTATTTGCATCACCTTCTACAGTGCCCCTTTCAAGTTTTATAACAACAGGAAAAAAAGAACCTGATACACCTGATTCATTTCTATTAAAATTTGATATGTTTCTTAAATCAATTGCAATATCTCTTTTTAAAGGGCTAAAACTTTTACCAATAATTTGATCAGTAAATGTTTGGCCAGCTACTGGTACTATTAATTGTTCACTGCCGTTGTTTGGATTAATCTTTACTAAAATTTTGACTGATGTAGCTACTCTGTTACCTGTTGATGTATCTAATTTAAAAAATTGATTAAATTTTACTTTTACTTGAACTATATCTGTATTTACATCATCTAAAACTGCCTGTCTTGTTATTTTTGTTGAACCATCTGCTGGAAATGTACAATCTTTACCATAATCACCAGAAGTTATGCGGTCAGATTGTTGTGTAGCACCAAAAAGAACAGCGTTGTTAGCAGTACCTACCTCTGATTTAAAAGTTATTAATCTATGGTTATAATTAAAATCTGTTTCTGCTGGATTTGTAATATTTGCATCTTGCTGTAAAACTTGTATTTTGTTTAAAAATAAATCTTGAAAAAAACAATGTCTATAAGCATCACTTGTTTTATCAGTTATAAAATTTTTACTTGCTGTCGCAGAACCTTCTATTTCGCCTTCACATAAAGCATCTACTACGGTTCCAAAATCAAGTGAACGAATTTTATCACTTGGCCCCTGTAATCTTGTATTTGTTATTATTGTTTTAGCAGCAACTAATTCACTAGCTTGAAAAATACCACCATTTAAAAAAGCTTCAGCTGACATAATTAAATTAACTCAACAAACGTATCTATATTAGAACTTATAATAGTGCTACCAATTAACATTTCTCCATAAACTAAATTGATTGGAACTCCTTGTTTAGTATTGTTAATAAGGCCAGTAAAAACAAAACTTGGGTCTTGTGGATCTTCTTGTCTTGCCTCTTGAAATGTAGGAGGATCAGGTGTTAACAAATCAGCTACACCAGTGAGTAAGAAAGAAGTTCCTACAGCAGTCAAAGCACTAGCGACAGATAAACTTGTTCCTAAAATACCCGCAGATAAAATACCGACTTTTGCAGCGACCGCCCCTGCCCCTAAAAATGCAGCAGCAAGGAAAAACCACTCACCATGAACAATAGGAATAATTTTAATATCACTTTGTGTTTGTAAGTCTAGTGTTTCTTCTGTAATTTTAGTATTACCGACCATAATGCAATATTCTTGTTCTTTAATATGATCTCCTACACCTTGAAAATTAACTATTAAAAAGTTAAAAGCTTCTCTTGGACTTTTAGCATTTATTTCAAAAGATTTTTGTCCAATGAATTTTCTTAATCTTCCATAAATTGTTAATTTAATCATTTATTTCAGATGGGTATATAACAATAATAGACTTTGATTTAGGTTCTACAAGATAAAAAGGTAAATCTAAATACTTACAACCCATTCTATCAGTTTGACTAAAGGCTAAATCGCCATCTGGATGACTATGTACAATACCAAGAACTTCTCCTTGATCCTCTCCATCAGCATAATCTAAAGGGTCAATTACGAAAGATTTTTCTTTATATGCTTTTGATATATTTTTACATTTCCAATATGTTTCGATACCATCTACATCAATTATTAAACCGCAACATTCTTCTGGATATGCTTCTTGTGCATGATCAAAAGCGTCTGTAGCCCAATTATATTCAGTCATCAAATAAACCTACCTACAGCTGGAAATATATCTCTTGTGACAACCCTCTGGGGTATTAATTTATTTTCTAAATCGTTTGCACCTGTTAGTTCAAACTGTAC